GGGGTTAAGCAACTCTTTTAACGCCGCATTCATCAGCGTCATGGCTTCGTCGGTTTGAACCCCAGCGGTGGTTAGCGCTGCAATGGCCGAAAGCAAATCTGGCAACGGCACTTTTGCGGCGGCCGCAGTTGATGCGACCCGCCCCAAAGAGCCTGCCAACTTATCCATTGTTGTGTCACCGTTTTGCACGGCTACAAACAGCGCGTCCATCACGTCTTGCGCATTCTTGGTGTTGGTGGCCGCATCGTCCGATGACAGGCCGTAGGCGTTCATTGTTCTAGCTAGTGTTGCGGTAGCTGTTTCAAGATCGGTTGCTCCAGCAACCGCCCCGCGCTCAGCCACAGCCAGTAGATCGGTAACATTGGCCCAATTGGTGCCGTTTGAAATGGCAATATACGTAGCCGCGTTGATTTTATCGATCGACGAAGTGGATTCTTGAGCAAAGCTTTGGATGCTTATTTTAAGCGCTTCTGTTTGATCGGCGGTGGCATTAAATAACGAGCCGATCTCCGCCACACTGGCGTTCATCTTGCCCGCCTCGTTAACGGCAAAGCCGAGCATGGCGACGCCCATGGCAACAATGGCCGCCTCCGCTTTTACCAGCGAGTCAGTCATACTGGCGACCGGCTGCGTAACGCTAGACACCGACGCAACGGTTTTATCGATATTGGATGCCACCGACTGCAAACCGCTGCCGGTGTTATCGACCGCGCCGAAAATAATTTCAATTGTCTTTTGAAGATCAGCCATTTTTAGCCCGCGCGTTTTTTTCTCGGTAATAAAGCTCCCAAAGGAGCGCCTCGGTGTCCGTTAATTCGCCTTCTGGGAAGATGCTGGGCTTGTGCTGATAAATAAAGCCACCGCGCAAGTCCAGCAATGCCATCATGTTTCTGATGTTTCCGTCTCTCCAGAGGCCGTCGGCTTTTTTACGTCCATGCCCAGGCCGGTCAGCTCGACGATCTTGTTGGTGAGCATGTAAAACTCGATCGGGAAAGCTTCCGCCAACTTAACGGCGCACGGCAAATCAATCGACGGTGATACCGCGCAAATGGTCAACTGCTCCAGGCGCTTTACAACCTCGCCTGGCACGTCATCGGAAATACCGATAGCTGCACGCAACTCGTCGATTTTGGCTTTGTTGCTACTCAAAGCCTGCACCACGGCATCCAGCGTTTTATGCTTGCTGGCAGCCTCTAATGACCGCGCCATTTCACTGGCAGTCATGCCGCGTACCGTCCAGACCGGCTCATCCTCGCCAAAAAAGCTTTGCAATTGCTCCATCCGCACTTCAGCCGTCCGTGGCTGAAATTGTGCGCGCATGAACGCCTGGGTATCGAAGCCCGACATTAGGAAGCCCTGTCTACAGAAGCAATCTTGGGTGAAACTGTACAGTTCACTTTGGGGTTGTCTGCGGCACCGAAGGTGCGGGAAATGCCCAGCTTGCCTTGGGTCAGGATGTATGCCGATTTGAACTTGTCCTGGAAATACCGGAACCACAACGTTTCGTTCTTGCGGCCTAGAATATCGTCGGTAATGCCATCCTTGAGGATCGCGGTAAATGAGCCCTGATTGAGCGACGAGGAAGAGGCGCCAACGGTCGCTCCGTAAACCTGTGATGACGAAGTGCTATGGGTCGTTTCAGCGGGCACAAAATCGTTGGCAAACGGCTGCTCAGTAAAAATCGGCTCGGCATAGCTGGCAAAAACGCCCTTGGGCACACTGCCGGTATGGCTAGCAGGCAAAGCCTGAGAAAAACTAACTGTTCCATCGGCATTATTGGTGGTAAAAACAGGGAAATCAGCTTTTTCACGATGCGTACCGATAGTTGAGAAGATTTGTGCAGCGGTGATCACGGCGGCAGTGTTTGAAACCACGCGCACCTGGGCAATCTCAATGCTGCCTACCGGAATAAACGGAGGGCCACCCGCTGCGCCGCGTGTTTCTGAAAATGCAGTCGTTGCGCCGTCGGTACCGGCAATCACGGTAATTACGCCCGCGCTATTGATGGTAATGGAGTTGATCTTGGATACCGCAGTTGCTGGCCGGGTGATGGCTTTATCGGCGCCCGCTGCAACGGTCGTTTTAACGCCAGCCAGGTAACAGGTCAGCGCGGCAACATCGACGTTGTTAACGCCAGCGGCTGCGGCGGGCGTGACTGCGCCGCCGGTTAATACGCCGTCTGGGCGCACATCCGGAGCGCTGCCGGTAGCTTCCGAGAATAGCGTGGCAGACGAGGTAAATTTAATGCGATCGCCTGAGTTAGTCATTGCTGACATGGCGAATGGGGTAACGCCTGATTCATAATCGACGCGGGAATTTTCGTTAGACATTGTGGATCTCCTGGGTTAAAAGACCGCGTAAGCGGCGATAATTAATAAACCGGCAGCGTATAAGGGTCGCCGGATACAATCGTATAGCTGATGATAAAAATAATGCTGACGGTTACGTAGTCGCTGCCGTCCTGCGGATAGCCTGGCGATGCGGCGGTGTAAGCCATACTGCTAGCCAGGCCGCCGAACGTCCGATCGCCCGCAAGCAGTGTGCTGATCGTTTCCCCGATCACAGCATTGGCGGACACGCTGGGGTTGTCCCCGCCAAATTTAAAAATACACTCGACGGCAATTGGGAATTGCAATTGCTGCTGACCGTAATTCGTCTGCAACGTTTGATCCTCGCCATCCCATATCGACACAAAACGCGCGTTACTGTCGCCGATAGAGCGCTGTACGCGTTCAACAGGCAGACTTGACAGTGACTGCGCGCGTGCGGCAAAGGCGCTAATAATTCGTTCTCTAATCGTATCAGCCATTGTTTTTGCTCAATATGTAGTTGGTTTGGCTTTCCAGCTCTCGCAACAGGCGTTCTGCCGAGGTCTGCTCGACCTCTTGCGCCAGCCCTGCGGTTTCTTGATAAATGGACGCCAGAAAAGGACCTACCAGCTCTTCAACCGGTAAACGTTTAGTGCCTTGGCGCTGAAACAGACCGATGTAGCCATTTGGCATAATGGCAAAAAAAGCATGACGAAAGCGTGTCGAGGGCTTGTCTTTCCAAACTTTGACCAGTACGCCGCTGCCTTTGTCACCGGTTTGGAAATTAGCGGCGCTGGGGGTGGTGCTGAAAGCGGCCAACGGCATGCGGCGGCTTTTCATGCGCATCATTGAGCCCAGCGCATAATTGCTCGCTTTACTTTTGGTAATGTTGTCTTTAATCAGGCTGGATTTCAGCGTGGTTTTTTCGCCGAGCTTCTTTGCCGTCAATGTCACCGCTCCGTCAAGCGTGCGGTTAAGTGCGGTTCTAATCGCATTCTCTGCGCCATTTTTAATGTCATCCAACAGATAGTGGATGCGATCAATCTGGGTCTGATCGACTTTGACAGTAATCCCGGTCATTGTCGTATCAGCAGGCAGGTTGCAAATTGACCGTCGTTGGCGACGATGTCCTCAACGGTATATTTAACGCTGGCAATGGTGAATTTTGATCCGCTTTTCAGGCCAGGAGCGTCGGTCAGTGCGACGGCAAGTTGTTTGCGCCGGGCCGATACGTGCGCCTCGGTGGCAAAAACCGGCTCAATGCGGTCTTCGACCATGGCTTTTATTGCCAGCGGGCCGGTTTTTGAGTGATAAATCACATCGTCACCCAAGGCGTCGGTGAATAAATAGCTGGGCATCAGGTCGGCAAAGCTCATGCGATACTTCCCTTAACAATGCTAACTGAAACAAACCAGGTCAGTTTGCCACCATCATCGACCTGGATTTCCAACAGCGCCGAATCATAAGCCGTGATCGCTCCCGTTACCGCGCTGCTCATCGCCACAACCACCAACGATTGCGCCCAGTTTGCGCCTACGGCATTGTTTGCGCAGGTCACAGGTCCCGCCAAAATCGTCTGCCTATCGGTATCGACCAGCGCGGCTTTAACAACGGCGCCGGGGTCAATGACAAACGCTGCGCCGTCTTTTTTTAAGGTGACCGGCAGAGCGACGTCGTCACCGGTAACAATTATGGACATATCGTGGCCTCCAGCTGTAGATTTAGCGTGGCAGTGAGTTGTTTATTGATCACCACCGCTATCAATGCCCCGCCCGCATTGGCGGACAGCGCTTGTAATTTGTTGGCGCTTAACACTCGCCGCATGGATACGGTGCGCACCCCGCCGACAATGACGATGGCCGCTCCGCCGACCTGGCTGTTCAGGTGCAGCCAGGCGTTTGACTCTGCGGGTGCGGATGAGTTGCTGGTTAATGCAGTCCAGGCGGTCATTGTGTGTAACTCCAAACAGCGTTAGCTATCTGCGCAACCGTAGGAGCGGAGCCACCACCTGTCGCCACTTCTCTAACTTCTACCGGCGATACCTGGTAATCAATATCGATTTCCGAAGCAGTTGCGCTCCTATCAAAACACCCGACTCCAGACTGTCCGTCATCGGTAAATGTGTCGCGAATAACCACCAGGGATTGCGGAGCATCATAAGGAACAATCCTGCACCCAAACAAGAGCTGAACGTAAGGTTGGGTAAACGCCGAAACAGTCTTTTGGATGTTGCCGCCAGCGACTATCATCGGCTTAAACGCCCGATGTGCCTCGGTTACTCGGCGCAATGCGCGCACGTCTCTGTACACAGCCATCGTGTCCAGAGGCACACCCACTGTCTGTATAGACAGATAGATGCGCTTATTGACGTAGTTTACGCTGGCAACCGTTGACATAAATTAAGCGTTGTTATCAGCGGGTGGGGCGCAGGTAACAGCTACTACCGGCGAGCGTGAAATAGTGTAATAAGTGATCGCTTGAGCTGCACCACCATCACCCTCAACGATCATCACGCAGGATTTATCAACACCAGAAGCTAATCCCGCTTGTGTGTTGGTGTCGTACGCATAAGCAAAGCTGATCTTGCCAGCTACTTGATTAGCCGCCACGTTGCCCTTGACGGGGTTTCCGGCTGAGTCATTTACCGCTACTGCACCTGTGGTGTCAAAATCTGCCGCTGCCGCACCATCTACGTAGTACGAGTGATACCACGCATTAGTGTCGGCAACCGCCGCCGCTCCGACAGTAACTTGCACCTCCGGGAAATAGGGATAGGTTTTTGCGGCCGCCGCATTGTCCGTCATGATGACGTTTTGTTTCTCCGATGTAGATAAACCCTCAATAAACAAACCCGCACCACCTGTGGAGGCTGTAACCACTTTACCCGCTGCATTGCGAGAATACCAAACCCGACCATTTAAGCCGTTATACGTTCCCGCCCCTGTGTCAATGTCCGAGTTTTGCAAAGCTATCGCGTCAAGATAAGCAGCGCACTGCTGTACACTGCCTCCTCCGGTATTATGCAGAACCCAGGTAAAGTTGCCGTTTGACTCATTAAACCCCGTCTCCAATTGAGGGGATACTAATTTTTCTAGGGCCATACCTGTCCAGGGTGCAATTTTTGCGCCCCCATAGACGTTAGCTAGAGTGTAAGCGTTGTTTGTGTTAATTGACTCACCGACACCATACCCAGCTGAGAAGCCTGAAAATTCTGATATGCCGGTTAAAGATGAGGTAGTCTCGCCAGCATTGTAGCCCCAAGAGCGGACACGAATAACCAAAGTGCGGGTGCGGTAATCAAAAATGGAGTTACCAGCGCTATCTCCAAAAGCTGTGTTTCCATAAACCTGGACAGCTTCGTTAATGTCGCCTGTTCTAATGAACGCAGCCCATGCTGCCGCCTGTAAGGAGGCTTCGTCAGTTGCCGTAACCAGCGCCCAGCGGGAGGCTGTTCCTGCTTGTATTGACACTAGCGATAATACACCATGATAAACACGGTCTAAGTCAGTCGCCCCATCTTGTGTGTTGGCGTACTCCAACCATCCTGAACCCCTAATCTTATTTCTGTCCGTGCTGTCCAGTTTCACGCCATTAACAAAGGAGAAAGCGCCAGCGAAACGGTAGTTACCACTTACGCCCCGCTTGTATTTTCTCAGTACTTCGTTGGCACGTCTGCGCGAGTTCTCGAAGTTGTACAGTGCTCGCATCGTAATGCCGTTGGCATTGGTCAATGTGTTGGCATCTGTTGCGCCGCCGCCCAGAGCAGTCATATCCATTGTTGCAAGCTCATCAGCGCCAATAAGCTGGATGCGGTTATTTGCAACATCAAAATAGACATTCCCATTGGGGGCCGACCCTCTCGGGCTTGTTGATTCCTTGAGTTTTGTCGCGTAATTTGTATGGTCTATTAATGGCATTTATACCTCCTAATTATTCAAATCTTGATGCAACAACGCATATAAACCACTATCTGTTGCCGGGACAACTACTTGTTGACCGTATTCCTCGTAACCACTCAGCATTATTTGTATCCAAACCGAGTTACCTATTCCCCCTGAAAAACCAAATGTTGACCCTATGTTCGATTCAACCCCAGCAAGCTCTGTTCCAAGACTTCCTGCTGGGGCGTTATCAAGATCGTAGATGCGAATTTCAGCACCGCTAAGAGATACTTGTGATGATATTGTTAGCACCCTGTATCCAGCGTAATCCGTGGGCAATCTCGATATAGCAAATACACCAGCAAGCCCCGGCCAAGATTTACCCCGATTATCTGCAACACTCACGTTCTTAGTATGCTCAATCACGGACAAACTGGGGTTAAACCCAGTAATCAATATTGAACTCACTACACGATACCTAGTTCGGGATTTATAAAGCCAAACTGTGCATTACTGCTGGGCACATAGGCCGCTTTGATACTTGCGACAACCAAAGTATCGGCTTTCAAATTATTACCAACAAGTGTAGTTAGTACAAATTTCTTCTTATCCAAATAGATCGTCCCTGCATTATCAAAAGTAACCTGTCCTGATAATTCTTGATTCCAGGTTGTTCCCGAGACTGTTAAAGCTGACCCAATCACGTCTTTACTGGATAGCAATACTGTATCACCTAAAGTATTTATATAGGATATTTCTACCCACATATTACTTGTATCTGGCGGTGAGCCCATAGCAAACAGGGTTGCCTCTAAACAATATTCCAGAGTAAATGTTCTAGCTCCGTCTGTTAGTGTGTTGTACTGATTAATTTCAGGTAGTGAGTAAGGAGCGTTAATACCAATATTGACAGATACGGTAGTAGGTATAAAACGCAGTGACCACAACGATGCCCCGTTGGGCAGCGTTGCTGATAGTTTTGGAAATAGTCGCTGTGAAAGCCAATCACAATAACCCTGAACAGTATCTAAAATCATATCTCTTGAGCTTGATGCTGTTGTCAAACTTAGATACTTATTAGGTGTGATTATATTTAATGTTGTTTGGCTTGAAATAACTGGGCTATTGAAGGTGATGTTAGGAATGTCAGCGTTTTTTATAGTTATAGCAGGTAGAGTAACGGCTGCTACGAATGAGGCATGTAATATAGACCCGATCACGAAGTTGGAACAATCCAACGAATCGATATTAAGAACTATGGGTGATGTAGTAGTGGAACCCGCGCATTTAATTACTCCAGGGTTTATGGATGAACTGCCAGTCGCATCTAAGATTAGCTTTTTAATATTTGCTTTTATTATAGACTGGGAACTATTGGCATAGTGCAAATAAGCTGTGTTTACTGGTTTACTTATCTGTACCTCAGTTATAGTTACAAATCCAACTGTTTGAAAGGTATTAAATGCTAATCTATAATCTCTATTAATACCATCAGGATAGGATCCCATATATAAAGCGTCTGCATAGAAGCTTGCGCCTACCTGGAATACAACGAGAGATCCGACTGAGGAATTTAAGCCTAAAAACCGTAACTTTAAAGTCCCATCGCTGTTTTTTGCTGCGTATATGTTTGCATTTAATGGGCCGGTTATAGTACCTGCCACTGCGGAATTAAAGGCAAAAATTAATTGCTTGTTGTCACTACCCCCCCAAACGCTACCATCGTCTATAACATAGGTTATTGAGTTACCTGATGCGCCACTCGCTAAAAAGTAATAGCTTACGTCAGATGTTGCTGGGCTTATTATTGTTCTTGGGCGAATATTAATCACATCCCCCGCTAAAATAACACCTGCAAGATAACGCGGCGAACCACTGCCATTTACACAGCCATAAGTCCCTATGGTAATTAGCGAAGGAAAGCTGGCAGCAGCAGTATTCCCCAGTAATCCCCAACAACCACCCGTACCTCCGGTGAATAATAAAGGCGATGCCCCACTGGATACGTTATTTAGCGTGTAAGCGATACCCGCGATTGATAAGCTGTTATAGACGGCTGACCCCGCTCTGGTCATGATTTGACAAGTACCGGCGGGCGCACCAAGAGCCGGCCCTCTTGCATAGACAGCATCTTGCAATTTATTAGCAAACCAACCTGTAGAAAGTACGGTTACAACATTGACGGTTGCATTAATATTGGTAGCAAGGGCGTTAGCTGCCGCGTCAGCACTGGCGGCGGCCAGAACTCCCGTAGTTGATACAGAAGCCCCCATAACTGATATAACACCAGAGGTCGGTATCGCAGAGAACGTGATACTCGCTACTGCCGAATTTGTAGCTGGGGCTGACCCCGTTCCGTCACCTTCCTGAGGTAAGCCCCATGTTAAAGGCACTGCGGGAGGGGTTCCAGCAGTAGATGTACATGCTGCACTGGCTATAGTATTGCCCTGGGTAAGAGTATAAACACCCACGCCGCCGTTTGTACCTGATACAAAAGCGGATATATAACAAGCTTTGTTGGTAATATTTGCAGACTCTACGATTGCACCAACACAAATAATGCCCGATGTTACTGCCGTAACGGTCATGGTATTTGTGGCTATAGACGCAGTAAATACCGCCGAGCCGTAAGCGCCGTGATCAATATACTTAGTTGGCATTTAACACCTCATCTGCCCGACCTGCGGCTATAAGACCAAACGACTCTAGCGCGTAAGTCAATCTAATTACATCAGCGTCGTTACTGTGTATAACAGAGGTTGCCATGAGCAGTCTAACAGCATCGTCAATATCTGGATTAACCGCTTGAGCGGCCCATATCGCCTTTCGCTCCGAGGCGGTAAAGCGACGCATATAGGCTATGGGTTCCCATACTTTGATGGGGATCTCCGCTGTCGGGGCTACATCTGTAAAGGCCTCTACGTGATCGTGAGTGTTAAACTCCATGCCGACCCATTCAACAGGGGAATCAGAGTTGTAGATATAAACAATCTCATTTGTTGCTTTATTAATCACATTAAAGATGCTCATTTTTTACCCTGAGTTACGCCGTATTGATTTTTGAAGATAATGTCTATTTTCTCCAAAACCGTGACCGAATAAGTGCCAATGTTGTCGAGTTATAAGAGATCTATGGCATGGCGGCGCCTAAAGCTTGTTGCTAGTGAAGCGATGAAAGGCCCGATCTGCGGCTGATTCAAATATAAAAATCGCACGGCTGCCCATATGGCTGGCAATGCCGATCAGCGCTGCGGACAGCACGGGTGATATATCACCAGACTCGCAAAAATAAAAGGTCATTACGCCGACAAATGCGCTAATCACCATTTCACCGATTAGCTCAATAAGTGAAAAGCGGCTGACGATACCTGCCCGAACCTTGCGGATATAAGCGGCAACGCCGCCAAATACCGAAAGGCCAAACACCCAGGCATAGGTCAGTAACGTGTAAGAGAGCGGGTCCTTTTCGGGCATGGTTACATCCATTGTCTGGGAGGATAGTGAAGGACATCGCCTAGTCGCGAGGCTGAAAGAAATCATCAAGGGTTTTTTGAAGGCTTTCCGGTTGTGGGTTCTTCTTGGGCGGTTGTTGCGCCACAGACACCTCCGATTTTGGATCGACATAGGTACAGCCGGACAACAGTTGCAGCACCGTAAAAACCAAATAGGCTGCTATGAAAACCACTAAAAACTTTGCTTTTGCTCTACTCATAAGACCCTCGCACAA